TGACCGAGGCATCCCCATGCAACTGAGCGATGCCCAGCGCAAGCAACTGGCGGAGGATGTGGATAACAAGTTCTCTGGCCCGACTAACGCTGGCCGTCCACTCTTGCTTGAGGGTGACTTCGATTGGAAAGAGATGGGCCTGTCCCCACGGGATATGGATTTCCTGCAACAGAAGCACCTAGCGGCCAAGGATATTGCTTTGTGCTTCGGTGTGCCATCCCAGCTTATCGGCATCCCAGATGCACAGACTTACGCCAATGTGCAAGAGGCACGGCTTGCTCTTTATGAGGAGACCATCATTCCGTTGGCGATGCGCGTTTGTTCTGACTTCAACGAATGGCTGGCACCGGCTTTCGGCGAGGATATCAGCATTGCCTACGATATCGAATCCATTCCTGCCATGACTGAACGCCGCCGCCGCATCTATGAGAATGTCACCAGTGCGGTACGAGAAGGCATCATATCGCGCAACGAGGCACGGGAGCGTTTGGGCCTTGAGCCAATCACAGGCGGCGATGATGTGTTTATTGCTGCTAACCTGTGCCCGCTTGGCAGCGCGGAGGTCGCACCGGCAGAGGGAGCGGATGCAGAAGAAGACGGCAAAAACGCATACGGCATTGGAGAAGAAAAGGCTGAAGTCAGAGAGGACGTCTACACGACAGAGGCGGAAGCGGAGGCGAGGGCAAGGGCTATCGGCTGTACGGGTACACACTCGCATGAGACAGACGATGGCGTAATCTACATGCCCTGCGCATCTCACGCTGATTATGAGCGTTTGGTGGGCAAGCCGGTAAAGGCTGATCCGCGCTTCGGTGAGGGCCGCGATGTGTTTGAGACACAGCCAGAGGCAGAAGCACGGGCGAAGCGGCTTGGTTGCGAAGGCACCCATACAATCAAAGGGCCGGATGGCAACCACTACATGCCATGCTCCAGCCACGCTATCTATCTGAGGGTCACAGGCCAAGACAAGGAGGATGAAGGCGATGATGCAAAGGCAGAGAGCGATGTTGACACAACGCCTACTGACAGCATGGCGACGGCGGCTAAACGCGGACTCGAAATGCGGAAAGAGTTTAACAGAGGCGGAACAGAGGTTGGTGTCGCAAGAGCAGTCCAACTGGTCAACAAAGAGCGTTTGTCGCCCAGCACTGTCCGGCGGATGCACTCGTTCTTTAGCCGCCATGAAGTAGACAAGAGAGCTACGGGCTTCCGGCAGGGTGAGGAAGGCTACCCATCCGCAGGGAAAATCGCGTGGCTATTGTGGGGCGGTGATTCTGGCCAAACATGGGCAAGGCGTAAGGTGGCCCAACTGGACAAAGAGCGTGATGGCAAGGCAGAGATTGAGGCAATCATGCTCCCTTGCTGTGATGATTGTGACCCCCTGCCATACGGTGATGAAAAGGCCGAGGTCAGCGAGAAGGTAAAGGATGCTCTGCGCGAGAAGGTCAAAGAGCATAATGACAAGCACGGTGACAAGAAGGGCAAGCGTGTAACCTTGCGTATGCTTGCGGCGGTGTTCCGTAGGGGTGTGGGGGCTTACAGAACGAACCCAGAGTCTGTGAGGCGCAACGTATCTGGCCCTGACCAGTGGGCATACGCCAGAGTCAACGCTTTCCTGTATGCGGTCAGGAGAGGCCGCTTCCGTAGTGGCAAGTTTGACCTAGACCTGTTGCCATCTGGACACCCGCTGAAGAAATAGGATAGAGCTATGAGCCAGTACGGTATTCAGATTGCCGAGGGTCAGTGGAACGACACCAAGTCCATCTTCAAGTTCGGCTACAACGGCACAGTCGGCACTGATGAGGAAGCCATCTGGACTGAGGGTGGGGCATACAGCTACCTGTCCAGTGCAACGACGCTCAAAATCTCCAGTGCAAGCACGGCAGACGCATCCGCTGGCACTGGTGCGCGTACCGTTTCAATCTCAGGGTTGGATGCTGATTACAACGAGATCAGCGAGACAGTAACGCTCAACGGTCAGACGGCAGTTAATACCACCAATGAGTATCTCAGGGTGTTCCGTATGCAAGTCCTGACAGCTGGTTCTGGCGGGGCTAATGCTGGCAAGGTTTACGCTGGCACTGGCACGGTCACTTCTGGCGTCCCTGCCAACAAGTACGCAGTCATTGATGCTGGTGAAAACCAAACGCTGATGGCGTTATGGACAGTGCCAGCGGGTTACACAGCCTACATTCACCAGTTGAACGTATCCCAAGGCGCAACCACAGCCAACAAGTACGCAACCATCCGGCTCAAAATCCGTAATGAAGGCGCTGTCTTTGCCACCAAGCTCAAGTTTGATGTGATGCAACAGACCTACGGCTCTCAGTACATGATACCCATCGTTGTCGCGGAAAAATCAGACATTGAGGTCACAGGTGACTCCCAATCTGGGGACAACACAGTGTCTGCTGAAATCCTCATGATCTACAAGAAGAACTGATGGCCCAGCCAGCGTTCAAGCAGAATGGTGTCCGCATATCGGTGAGGCGTGAGCTAATCGAACAGACGCGCTTGCGTCTCAGCTACGAGCGGCGTCTCAGGCTACAGATGCAAACTGCTTTCGCTGAGATTGGCGCACAGGCTCAACGTGAGTACCAAGGTGCTGGTCGGCTGGTCAGAGTAGAGGCAGAGGTCGAAGCCAAGCTGTTCAGCATCCTTGAGTCTCACTACCGCTCTGTCATAGATGAGTTTGGTCTGCGTATCCTTAGATACCGCAAACAGGAGAGCCAGTTTGAGCAACTAATCAAGCTGTTCATGCTGGACATCGGCGCACAGCGGGTGAGCCAAATCAGCAACACGACACGCAGAGCCATCATCTCCGTCATACTGGCGGGGGAGAAGGAGGGACTAGGCGTAGCTGTAATCGGGGCTAACATCTTTGAGCGTATGCGAGGCTCATTCAGCCGCATCCGTGCGGCCACAATCGCAAGGACAGAGACGCACACAGCGGCCAGCTATGCGAACCACCAAGTCAATGCAAGCCTCAACATACCGGATCAGGTAAAGCGGTGGGTATCTGTATCGGATGACCGTACTCGCTCACATCACACCCAGATGAACAACACAGAGGTTCCACTGGACGAAGACTTCATCGTGCCGGTCAATGGGCTGGAGTATCGGATGGGGTACACAGGTGATCCGAGAGGCGGGGCAGTCAATACAATCAACTGCCGGTGCGTCACGCTGTATGTGTCGCCAGAGGACGAGGTGGTGGATTAGGGGTAATACACAACGGCAAATATATCGCCGCCGCTGGTAGCATCATCAACAAAGCGGCGCATCACGAAATAAGCCTCTTGTGTTTCCTTTGAGCAATTTGCGAAACCTTTGCGGTCAATCACCTCAATCATATGAGTGAGTGCATCTGCCAATTCGTTTGTCTTGACGCGTTCCATCGTGGTGGCTCCTCTCAATAATCTTTGCAAGCCTTGCGGCCCTGTTGACGTTCTTTTGCCTTGAGACGCTTGAGTTGACGCTTAGTCTCCTTGCGGCTGGTGGACGGTATAAGTTTTTCGCGCTTTGCCATTTTTACCCCCAAGTCTCTATATCGCCAAACACGGCTTGCATCACCGCGCCAGCTTGGATTGTTGTGCCTTCTGGCATATCCCGCATCTCCTGTATGCGCTTGTGGCTGGCAATCTCCTCTGGCGTGGCCTCGGTGAAAATCACTTCATCCTCGCCCTCGTATGGATTGGCCCACACACTTTCAAAGTGGCCATCTGCATATTCAATGCACTCAAGCCATTCCCAATCAGCCATTGGGTTAAAGGTTTTAGTCGGGCGGGTGGTGGTCATCGTGGCCTCCTCTGCGTTGCTCACAAGTTTAATATCGCAGTATTGTTTACCATTGTCAACACCTAAACGAAAAAAGATGCAGTTTTTTTTGAGATTGTTGTATCTGTTGCTATCTGCGTGTATGGTATGAGAGTTCAGAGGTGATTAATGCCGATACCGAAACCAACATCGGGCGAGAGCGAACAAGATTTCATGGGCCGTTGCATGGACAACACGACCATGCAAGCTGAGTATCCAACAAACGACCAGCGGGTAGCAGTTTGTCTCAGCGCATACCGTGACGGGAGCAAAGGGGATACTGACATGGATGAATCCTACATGGATGACATTGAGGAAGAGGTAAAGTTCGTTGAGGACGGCACCTTGGATTGCCAAGCTGATTTCGAGCTAAAGGCATACGATGACGATGAGGATGACGAGGCCAAGGGCAAGTTCTCTGGCTACGCATCGGTTTTCGGCAACAAGGACTTGGGCAATGACGTTGTAGTCAACGGCGCGTTTGCCAAATCTATTCGGGCCAAGGGTGCGCGGAAAATCAAAATGCTTTTCCAGCATGACACCAAAGAGCCTATCGGCGTTTACACAAAGATCAAAGAAGATGCCAACGGCCTGTATGTCGAAGGACAACTGGCCATGCAGACTCAGAAGGGCCGTGAGGTCTATGAGTTGATGAAGATGGGGGCCATTGATGGCCTGTCCGTTGGCTACAGGGTTGATGCAAAGGGCTACAGCTACGATGACAGGGGTAAGAAGCGTTACCTGAAGCAAGTAGACCTTATGGAGATTTCCGCCGTTACTTTCCCGATGAACCCTCGCGCAAGGGTTGCCTCGGTCAAGGCGGCGGAGAGAAGCGTCCGTGATTGGGAAGGGTTCCTTCGGGATGAAGGTGGTCTCTCAAGAAGCGAGGCGAAAGTGGCGGCAAGTGCCGTGACAAAGGCTTTAGACCAGCGTGAGGTTGGCGACGAGCAAGACACCGCAGTGCTTTCCAGCATTGCAAATCTAACCAACATCCTGAAATCCGATAAGGAGGCTACTGATGTCTGATGATATCAAGCAAGCCATCGACACGTTTGCGGCGACTCTGGAAGAGTTCAAGTCGACCAATGACGCTCGTTTGGCTGAAATCGAGAAGAAGGGTGAGGCTGACCCGCTGGTTGAAGAGAAGCTCAAGAACATTGAAGCTGATCTTGATCGTTTTGAGGACATCAACCAGAAGCTCACTCTCGCCCAGCAAGAGCAAAAGCAATTCGGCGAAAAGCTGGAGAACTTTGAAACTCTGCTGAAGCGGCCAGAAGCTGGCCTTGAGGGTAAGTCCATTGATGAGAAGGTTGAGGCCTTCGATAAGTGGCTCCGCAAGGGCGAAAAGGACATGGAACCCCATGAGGTGAAGTCTCTCCGTGTGAGCGACGACAGCCAAGCTGGTTTCCTTGCCCCGCCTGAGTACGTCAACGAACTGATCAAGACCATCACCGAAATCTCGCCGATGCGTCAGATTGCTCGTGTTCGTCAGACGAACCAGAAGTCCGTGCAGATGCCTAGCCGTTCTGCAACCTTCTCTGCCGCTTGGGTAGCAGAGCAAGGCACTCGTTCTGAGACCACCGGCTACACCACCCAGCTTGAGGAAATCCCGACTCATGAGCATTACGCTCTGGTCGATATCTCCTCGCAAATGCTGGAGGACTCGGTGTTCAACCTTGAGAGCGAGATGCAAGCAGAGTTTGCCGAGCAGTTTGCCAAGAATGAAGGCAATGCCTTTGTTGCTGGTAACGCGATTGGCAAGCCGGAAGGCATCACTGTCAACTCCAGCGTTGCAACGACCAACTCTGGTAACGGCACCGCACTTACTGGCGATGGCCTGATCGACCTCGTTCACGCTATCAAGAGTGACTACTCGCGTGGTGCAACCTTTGTGTTCAACCGCACAACTCTGGCGGCTATCCGCAAGCTGAAGGACACTGCTGGTCAGTACGTCTTCCAAGCTGGCATGATGCTGACTGCTGGTGTGCCGAACACAATTCTCGGCTTCCCATACGTTGAGATGCCGGATATGCCTGATGTGGCTGCTTCTGCGAAGCCGGTTGCATTTGGTGACTTCAGCCGTGGCTACATGATTGTTGACCGCGTTGCTCTGTCTGTTCTGCGTGACCCGTTCACTCAGGCAACGAGCGGCAACGTCCGTTATGTGGCACGTTCCCGTGTGGGCGGTCAGGTGATTCTGCCTGAAGCCATCCGCACTCAAACCATCAGCGCGTAAGGGAGGGTTAAATGAAAGACCTTGCTAATAGCATTGCTGTTGTATCGACTCTCGACCCTGATACCCGCACTGCTGATGCCAACGGCACCGGCATTGACCTTCAGGGGTTTGAGTCCGCCACAATCGTAGCTCAAGTTGGCGCAGAGGGCATCACGCTCTCCACTAGCAACAAGATTGAGCTTATCCTTGAGGATAGCGATGATGATTCCACCTACGCAGCGGTCACTTCCTCGACCTCTGTTGTAGATGGCACC